AGATGGTGCTATAACTTTTCCAGTTGCATCGTCAAAGTAATCACTAAGACTACCACCATAAGTATCAACAAATCCTTGTGCAACAGCCTTGGCATTTTCATACGCAGCAATTTGTTCTGGTGTTTTTGTTTTAGTTGGTGTAGGAGTTACTGCATCTTTAGCATCTTTATCATCTTTGCTACTGCCAACAATTGTTCCAGCAGCAGCCAATGCTGCTTTAGCACCAGCGATTTTAGTTAATTCATCAGTTGCTGTAGTTGTTGGGATACCTGCTGATTTTGCAGCAGCAATAGCAGCAACTTGTTCTGCAATTTTTGTTTTTTCATCAGGTGTAAATGTTGGGATGCCTGCTGCTTTTGCGGCAACAATAGCGGCATTAACCGCTGCTTTTTTTGTTAATTCGTCTTTTAACCCAGCAAGGTATGTTTCATAACTTATTCTATTGGTTCGAGAAATGTTCTCTTGGAAGATTTCCCATTCTTCTCTTGTAAGTGCCATTAGTCTCTACCCCTGGAATCCGAAGTCTTTTAAGACTCCTAATGCCGCAGTAGATACTTCATCTCTAGCAGATGAGGTATATTGCCAACGGCTATCTTGTTTCAAAGAGCGTTTGAAATCAAACAAGTTCATATCACCCTTATCTGTAATAGCACCACGAAGTGTTGGATCATTGAGGTTAATAGTATTTGGGTCAATTTCTAGTACTGCTGCCATCTGATTTTTGTAAGGAGAGTAGATATTCTCAAGGTCATAACCCTGATTAAGTAATCCTCGTACATATTGTGGCTGACCTTGTGCTGCAAGAGTACGAGCATCTTGTGCTACACGGTTAATATCTATCTTTCCTGCTGCCAATTGCTGCAATACTGCAGTTTCTAGGTCACCACCTGTGGCAGTAGTAGATATATTGGGCAGAATGTCTTTAATGGTAAATCCATTTGCTTTGGCAATGGCTTGAAGTGTCTGATAGTTCTGTAATGCTTGACCGCTAAAGCCACCAATGCTTTGAGCACCTGTTCCAGTACCAGCGATACTGGTAACTTTACCAATAAATGGAGCTATAAGAGAGGTAAGTGCTGTTGGGTCATCATCTAAGAAACCATTATAGATTTTGCTAGCAACATTTTGTGCTTGCTCATCAGTAAGTGTAACGCCAGCAATTTCTTGGGCCTTAGCCTTAACTGTGTTAATCTGCTTTGTTAAATATAAACCATAATCTGTCTTAGATACATCTTCACCAGCGGCTTTAAGTTCATCATATTTGGCTTTATCAATAATACGAGTACGTATATTAGATGAATTTTTTTGCCACCAAGTAGTACCTTGTGCTGCAGCAAGAAACTTTTTGTCATCCCAACCTTCAGCAACCGCTTTAACAAGAATATCACCCAAACCTGGTACGGTATTAAATATGTAATCAGGTAGGTCATACCAGAACTCTGTCTTTTGTAAAAGAGTTTTAAGATCTGAAGGTGGATTTACAGCACCACTAGCACCACTAGCACCACTAGCACCACTAGCACCAGAGGCGCCTGCACCGCTAACACCGGAGGCGCCAGAGGCGCCAATTGTAGGACCAGTAGGACCAGAAGGACCGCTAGCACCAGAGGCGCCAACTTTAGGACCAGTAGGGCCAGTGGCAGTAGGAGTACCTGTTGGACCGGATGCACCGGATGGACCTGATGCGCCACCAAGAGTTGGCAAAGGTACTTTTGTTAAAACAGTTCTTGCGTAAGCAAGAGAAAATGGTGTACCTTTTGAATCAGAAAGAGCAACTCGATATTCTTCTGGTAATGCTTTTAATTTTGCTTGAATATCTTTTGCTTCTTTACTATTAGGGTCAATCTGATAAGCCAATTGCCTATTAAGTTCTTTGTACTTATCTTCAATTTTTTTAACATTAGCAAGACCTGCTGCTTTTTTAGAATCTCTTAATTCAATTGCAAGTCCAGCCTTAAATTTAATTAAATCTGATTCAGCAGAAGATAATTTCTTACTATAAAGAGTATATTGGTCAAGGTATTTCTTATGTTCAGCAGCAGAGTGCATTGTACTTTGAGATTGAATTTTTAATTCACGAACAGTTTTTTTCAAATCTGCAATTGCTTGTTCTTGTTGTTGAACTGAATTTCTAGCCATTAGCGGTTACCGCCTAACGCGTTCATAAATGTTTCATAGAAACCAAGTACTTTATTGGCTTTGCCTTCATCGGTTCCAGCAACTTGATCTATTAGATACTGTTGTTCGTTAATTCCAGGTGTTGTCTTTGAAGTCTGAACGCCACCGGAAGTAGAATACTGTGTAATTGATGTAGCCTTATCTTGTATACCTTTTAAGGTTGCTGTGTATTTCTTAATTTCAGCAGCAGTGGCATTACGTCCTAGACTATCTCGAATAACTGTTTCAATAAGAGTCTTTGCTGTCTCTGGAGTAAAGACAGTTACACTTTTAACCGTGTTAGGTTGACCAGTACCAGTACCAGTACTAGTAGTAGCTGGTTGTGCTAAGAAAGTATCACGATCCATTGGATTAACAGCAAAGATTGATAGACGTGCTTGTTCTGCCTTATCAAAGGCTGCCTGTAGCGCAGGAGTGTACTTATTAGTAATTGCACCCTTGTAGTATCCAGCAGTTTTTAACAGTTTTGAGTATCCAGTAATAAATGCTGGATTTTTAGCAATAGTAGTTAAAAATTGTGTGTAGTCAGACGGAGCACCTGCAGGTCCTGTAGCACCAGTACCAGTTGAAACTGGAGTCTTAACGATTGTCTTTGGTAAGTTACGTCCCACGTTAGTCTCCTAGCAATCTACCAAAGAGCACGTTATATGCACTTAAAGTGTTTTCGTTGAATTTTGAAAGTTCACGCATTTTAATAATAGTTTCATCCTTATTCATCTGTGATAAGAACTGACGACCACCAAATGAGTCATACTCTGCTTTTGTTTTCTTATATGTTTCATAAAGGTCAGTCATCTGGCGCAGTTTCTGTGCAGTCTCAGGTGAGGCTTTATTTGCTGCCTTAGAATCAAGCATTGCTTTAAGATCATTGTAGGCATTGATACGCTCAATGGCTTTCTTGCCACCTTGTGCTAGTTCTTCTTGAACTAATGGACGACCTGATTTGAATATCGTTGACCAACTAGACCATTCTTGACGCAGTTGTGAACGCTCAAAATCTGTACCAACAGATTCAAGGTTTAATTCATAATCACTTTTCTTATCGTAGTAAGTCTGCATATCTGCAGCAGTTTGTGCCTCACGTAGAAAGTCAGTCACTGTCTTATTGCTGCGAAGACCCATATCAGTCATAGACTTATAGGCATCCCAAGAGTAACCAGCCTTGTGAGGAATCAAGAAAGTTGCACCTTGCTTGTAATCCTTAAACAGTTGCTGGTTCTGGTCTACAAACTGACCAGATTCTGTGGCATATCTAAAGTAGGCAACAGTTGAACGCTCTGACTCTGAAATTGTAAATGGAATTTGGTCTGGATAACGCTTGACCCATTCAGTCATTGCCTTGTCATAATCACCTGTTTTGTCTAGTATTCCATACCAGACTTGCTTGAACGATGCTTCACTATTGCCACGCACCCAACTAGCCATTTCAGACTTTAACTCAACTTGAGGTGAGGCAGGTGCTACAAAACCATAAACAACACGAAGACCAAGGATACTAAGTGTAGTATTCTTCAACTTAACACGATAGTCTTCAAGTTCTTTGGCGCTAAATGGGATTGGAGTTCCATCTGCTGCAAACTTTTGTTCTAATCCGTGTCCAGTTGCTTCAAGATAAGTTATAGACTTACGCATAGCTGAGGCATATTGCCCATCACGTTCGTCAGTGTTCATTGCTGCATAAATGCGGTTAACGTGTGCTGGTAAAAACGCTGAAACCGTAGATTGGCCTATTGCATATTTACCAAGAGTTGCACCTACGATAGTATCTGCTGCACCTGGATTGAATATGCTTACAAGATTTGACGCTAACTTGATAGATAGTCCAGATAATGGACCAGCAAGTGTAGGAATTGCAGAGTCTAGGTTCAAAGATGGTGTAATCATTTTAAGGTTTGCACCAAATTGTACTGGAAATGGAACTTTGAACTCTGCTGGTACACCTAATGCTTGCATTGCAGTCTGAACTGCACGATAAACATACTGTGTTCCAGGATAAATGAAGTATGGTTCACCCTGATCGTCGTGTTGTACCCAACCTGAGTGAGTAATTCCTTCATAGGTTAGTGATGCACGTGCGATAGACTCTGGGTTATATCTAACCATACGAGCCATACGACGATAGAAGTCTTCAGTGGCACGATAGAAACGTGCAAAGTTGCGACCAGTAAAGGCAAGTTGACTTTGAATCAAAGGATTATCAACATAGGCAAGTGTTTGTGCAGCAGCTCGTTCTTCAACAATCTCTGCTAACTTGTGTCTTGCGTTAAGTGTTGCTCGTTCAATTGCTTTAGGAGCAGTAATGCCTTTGATATGAGATGCAATAAATGCCTCTTCAAATCCAGTCTTCTTAAACTCTTTGCGAATCTTAATCATCTCTTGTAAAGCCATAGGCTCACGTGAGAAACGAGCATTGGCATTTCCTAGCCAATCCCAGCCCCACTCCATAATGGAAGTGGTGTAGTTACCAGTATCAGTTACAGCTACTAACTGTGGACCAAGAATATATTGCGGTGCATCTGCTGCATTAGTTGGCAAGTCATCTAGTGAAATTTTACCAGTAATCTTGTACTGTCCAGTTGTAAGGTCAAACTCTCGTACTTTACTAAGTAAGTCTAAGTTAAGAGCCTTGCCATCTTGCTTTACAAAGAGTTGTTTTGCTGCATCATAGATGCGTTGTGCGTGGTCATCTATGGTAATTCCATTTTCTTCCATACGAAAAGAACTAACAAGTTTTTCATTCTTTGGGTCATTTAGCCAATTACGAATTTTAGCAACTGCTAGTTCTTCACCTTTTACGGTATCAGAAAGATTAGCAACTGCAATTGCTCCTAGTCTATCATTGGAGTAATATCCAATACGCATAGCCCAAGCAATCTTTGATGCTTCATCGGATAATGGTGCTTGTGGCTTTAATCCCTTAGCACCTTTAGCGCGGCTGTATCCCTTTGGTAGGTCATAACCAAGGGCTGCTGTGCGAACATTATACTTGCGAGTAAAATTAAGTGTACGAGTGTAGGCATCAATACCAGTAAAGGAGTTCTTACCACCTTCAACAATATCCATCAAAGCGTTATCTAAATCGCCGTATCTAATCTGTTCAGCCAATGCTTCGCGTTCTGCTTTACCAAACTTTCCAAGACCAGTCTTCTCGTAGAAACGAGCCATCTTGCCTTCATTAAGAGCACGTGCTGTAATCTCACGTATTGCTTTTAAGTCACCGTCTGCTTTGGCAACTTCGGCGCCATATGATTTGGCTTCTTTCTTGTTAATAAAACGTAAAACTCCACCTAGTGGATCTTGTGCTATCTTCTCAGATTTAGTTAAACCTGCTTCTAGGCCCTTTGCTGTGCGAATACGTGTTGATAAACCACGAGCCTTAACAAGACCCCAAGGAGATTCACCGATTGCAAGGTGGACCATTAAATCTTCTGCTGCATTACGAACAGCGTAACGAGGACCGGCAAGAGTTAAGAATGACCAGCCACTTGTCATCTTATCTACCCAACCTGAGTGGGCAATGCCTAAGATACTTCCAATAAGACCACTACGTGCTGATAGACGGTCAATATCTTTAATGCTTAATGTTGTTACAAAATCTGACATATCAGAAAGAATAAGACCAATTTGTTCACCATTAGGTAATGCTGCTGGATTATATCCATCAACAGTTAGGGCAAACTGTGCTTTAGCTTTACCAGCTAAGGCACGACCAATAGGTTGTCCCTCTTTAGTAACATTGATGCCACGAATATCTGCAATAGTAGATTGAAGACCGTAGAAGATTTCTTTTTTAAGACCAACTTCTGCATCATCAAATGTCTGTGCTAATAGTTTAGCATCATTGCGTGGCAATATCATACGAGCATAAAGGTAAACCTTTTGTGCAGAATCTCCAGCGGTTACATCTAGTGATTCATTGTCAAAGATTGGTACTCGCTCAAACTTAGCCTTCATACGGTCAATGCGATACTGAATCTGTGCCATAGAGAAACGAGCCATACCTTTAGCATCATAGTTTGGCTTAATAGCATCAACTATTGCAGAGCGGTTGTTAATCATAATATCTGATATGCCGTCATCAGTTGCTGCGCCACCAAAGTACTTATCATCTACAAACTTAGAACCCATAAAATCTATATTAAAAACTTTATTAGCACTCGTTGCTGCTTTAATACGAATCTGGCGAGAGGCACCAAGACGTGGAATCATCACACGCTTGCGACCAATCTGGCCCTTCATCATCTCTTCTACTTGCTTTGCATTTAAGAAGAAAGCCTTAGCAGTATTAGCATCTTTAATAGGTGTGTCAATATTAACAAAAGACTTGATAACTGCAGTACCAAATTCAGGTGCTGTAATCTCTAATTGCTTTCTAGCTGCAACTGCCTCTGCTTTATTGCCTGATTTTACTGCTTCACGATATTTGGTAAGTTGCTGACCGTAGACATCCCAAAAGTTTGTTACATTTGCACGAGCAAATACTTCTTCAACTTTACCTCCACCGACTACAACATCTAGTGAGTAACGAGATATATCAACTAATTTTTTTGCTTTGCCTGCTGCAAGTAAGGGATCTGCATAGACTCTATAGGCTGCATCTACTGCGCCAGATATAGCCTTGTACATAAAGCCATTCTTAATTAAATCACCAGGAGTGATGGCATCAATCACATTTGCAAACTGGCGACCAGGAGAATACTTAGCGGCATTGACTGTATCTAATGCGTCATTAAATAATCCATCAGTTTTTTGCGCTGCTGCTGCTGCAATTGCTTTTTCTTCTTCAGTACCACTAGTTGCAATAGCGCTGAGTTTTTCACCAGATGCAACGCGTATTGCTACATTGATGCGAGCATCACCGTATTGTCGCTTTGCAGTTGTAATGCGATTTTGGTTAAATACTTTATCGCCTTTATCGTTGGCAACATCCCAAGCATTTCCAAAACCAAAGACAGGTTTGTTTTCAGTTACAGCGATAGCACCAGTACGATATAAACGTGTGGCTAAATCAGAGCCTTCTTGAGCAAGACTAAATAATCCACCAATGCTATAGTGCCAAGCAGTGCCTAACCATCCACGAGCTGGTTTAGTTACTGGATCTTGTTGTCCTGCAAGTTTAACTAGAGCTGCCTGTTGTTCTGGAGTCTTAGAAGCATAAGCCTGTTGTGCTACATTTTGTGGAAGATTAGATAATTCACGATGAACAGATAAAGTCTTATGGAGAGTCTCCATTTGTTTTTGTTCATTAGGCGTTAAGCCTGCTGCTAAATATGCTGCTTTTAGATTATCAGCCATTAATCACCATTTGCTAATGCTTGTTGGTACAAGATTGCAATGGAATCATCTGTATCAAAGGGTAATAGTTTTGCTAAAGTATCGGAAGTCTTCACGTTTGACTTTTGCATCATTAAAGCATTAGATCCTGGACCTGCACCCATATCAATACCTGAAGTAATAGCCTCATTTGGACGCTGGCTTGGAGCACCTAAACCTACTAATGGTGCTGGGCTAACGTCGCCAGTTTTTGCAAGTGGAGCACCAGACTTAATAGCCTGTGTATCTTTACCTTCGCCATAGGCGATAGAACCCATTTGTAAGTTATCTGTGCGTGTGGCAAATTTGCCAGGGCCTGCAGGACCGGCAAGCGGATTCATTGGTGCAGTCGTCACTTGTCCTCCTGTAATTTTTCTAAATCTGCTGTCATATCTTCCCAAGCTCTATTAGTTTGGGTCTTATGATTTGAATGATAAATTGAAAGTTCCATTAGTTCACCTGTTAATGTTTCAACAGTTGATGCTAGATTGTGTATAAAACCCACACCAATTACTACAAAATCAAGAAAGCGTATTGGGCGAGGAATATAGTCATTATTATCGCTCACCCAATACACCTCCTATTAAAAATACTTATCCCTTTTTGACTGCGTTACCGCGTCGTCCTGCTGGAGTTACTGATGGTACAACTTTGCCTGGTCCTGCTGGCTTGGAGGTATCCTTCTTGCCTTCAACTGGCATTGACATAGGTGCTGCTGCACGTGATCCTTTGTTCATATTTACACCTCCTCTTATTTATGCTGCGCCGGTAATACCAGCTAGTAGTTGGGCTATATCGGGTTTTTGACCAGCAGCAGGGGCCTGACCAGCTTGTTCTTGTGGAGGTTGCTGCGAGGCAGGAGCGGGGGCCGCACCTGCTGCTGGAAGTTGAGGTGGCATACCAGGTGCCATAGGTGGCATTGGTGATCCTGCCGGTGGTGGTGTTGGCATAAATGCTTTTTCAATAATGTTTTCTAGGGCTTGTCCCTTTTGGCGACCTTGGATAACAGTTGCGATACGGCTGATAATCTCGGAAGGGTCTTGGCCTTGCGCTGCGAGGGAAGGTATCGCCTGAGCATACTGTGCAACAGCAACACGCAAAGAGTCGCGCATTTCTTCAATATCAACACGTTGTTCCTCCTGAGTGACGTTAAGGTCCATAGGAATCTCACGGCGTACATAGTCGCGTGAGACTAACTTGTCACTTCTCATTTGTAGTAAAGCAATGATGGCACGGTTAGGGTCCATACCAGACATAATTCCATAGCGTACATCTACACCGTACTCGCTTTTAATATCACGAGAAGGTATGTATTTTAACACATAAGGTGTACCGTCATCGGTTCCCTTAATAGTCTTAGGGATTCCACCAAAGACTTTCTCATCTGCTTCAAAGCAAAGAGATAAAAGTTCAGTAAAGATTCTAGCAAACTGTGCTTGTGCTGCTTTGATCTGTGTGTCAAAGCCTGCTTGTAATGCTTGTACTCCGCGACCAGTAACAACTGATGCGTCAATGTTACCAGAGCGAGACTCTGGGTAACGAGAGCCTAAACGTAATTCACGCTCAAGTACACCTGATTCTTGGAAGACTCCAGGTGGTAGTTCTAATGGAACACGACGGATGCCTTGTGGATTAGCAGAGCGCATAATGGCATCTGGTCCAAGGGCCAACTCTTGCACATCTTGTGGAATAGCAATTGGTGCTTGAATAGATTTTTCTGCTGCTTGAATCTGTAGGATTGCAAAGCGAGCACGAGCAAGTTGAACGGAGAGTACATCATCAAACTGACCACGTGCTTCTCCATCTAGTGAAGAGCGCATTACAGTACGTGCCATAGACTTACCAAGAATGTTGGGAGTCTGGGAAAGAACTAAGTTTTTACGTTCTGGTAAGTAAAGTAGGTCTTGGTCTTTGTCGTGGTATTTAACCATTGAGACATAAGGAGAACTTAGTTGATAGTTGTTTCTACCAAGGATCTCATTATAGAACTCTGGGTACTGGGCAGCTAATGTTTCAGCATCGCTGATAATAACTTGAGTCAAAGATAGAGTGCGACCATAGCGGTCTAGCTCTGGATAGACTCCAAATGGATTGAGCATACGGATGCGTGGGTTGTTATCATCGTAATCCATCTCAACCATAGCAACACACATACCGTAAGTGTTATACCAGTCGGCTGCTGTATACATCTGTAGTTGTAAGTCAGAGTTTGAAACGTAAAAATTGGCAATACGAGTTCTAGTATCTGCTGCTTTGCGAGCAGTATCGGAAACCATATTAGTTGCTGAACAGTTAAAGGATGGCAAGGGCGCCATAGCCTCTGCTAAATCACGTGCTGCTACGTCAATGAAGTTTGCAACCAGAGGCTTTGGATAGTCCTCTGAAAACATAGATGGAAATACCTTAGAGATATCGCCTTGACGCACGGATAGCACATCACGCATACGTTGATCTCGCGCTGATGAGCGCGTACGTAAGCGTGCTAGCTTAGCGTCTACTTCTTTGACTGATAACAATGGTGTTCCTTATCCTAGGTTTGTGCCGCTACGCTTCTTGGCTTCACGACGAACGATTGCTTCGCCACGTGATGCTGTGCGTTGGCGGTCATTAGTCATACGAGAAGATACGGCTTTGATTGCTTTGCTAATTGCAGCTTCTGCTTCTTTACCCTTAAGGCCTGCAGCCTTAGCACGCTTTGCTAAAAGATTGTAAGCGTCTGCATCTACTTTTTTAACAGATGCTTTTGTAACCATATCTGGACCTTCCATATAAAGGTTTTCAACTTTAGTTGGAGTAAGTTTCTTAGCCTTAGCTAAAACAGTTGCTTGTGTACTGTATTTTTTATCAGAAGGTCGTTCCGTTAAACCTTTAACAAATCCAGTATCTTTAATAGTTTTAATTTCAACCTTGCCTGATGCTTTAGCACGAGCAGCCTTTGCTTTTTCAGCAGTGCTCATCTCTTTTTTCTTTGCCATTGTCTTCTCCTTAGATTACTTGCATACGGTTTTGTTCGGCGAAGGCTTCATCTAAGTTGATGACTGTTCGTTTGCCTACCTCTTGGCGAGATAGGAAAGGGTTTTTCATATGATGGGTGGCGTACTGACCATAGTTGAGCATCTCTCGTGCTCTAATCTCACAGAACCACAGAGCCATTACTAGGTCAGTCTTACCCTTGGTGGTAGGTGACCAAGTAACTAACTGCTCTATTAAAGACTTAATGTTTTCTGTCTGGTCACTGGGAAGGTGTATCAGATTATCTCTATGGTGCTTGCCATCGAACTGTTTAGTACCAAAGAGGGTAGACATAGATGCCACACCAAAACCTGCATCCCATTTATTAGAACCAGTATGGTGTTCTTTGAATTGAACGCCGCGTGATGCTAAGTGCATACGGATGCCTTCGTCTTGTGTTAAGAAGGATTGGAAGGCGTTTTTTTCAACGATCCACTCTGAGGGAGAGTAGAGGGATGTCCAATCAAAGATAAGATTACGGATAGCAGCCGGAGACGGTCTGCTAATTTTAATAGCATCTACTATGTACCTCTTCTTAGTTTGGCGGTCAATGGCATAACAGATAGCTGCGGTATCACCAATCATCGCTGGGTCTAGGCCGCAGATATAAGTAAAGCCGTTCAAATCTTTTGGATGTCCTGGGTGGCCCCCAGTTAGGTTGCCAGACTTTCGCATACCATCAATAGAGCCACGAACACATACTGGGTCAAAGGCGGCATCATCTGAAATATCTTGCTGTTGATAGATTAAAGCCCAGGTACTAGCATCCATAGATTGGCGCTCATTGTAAAGGTTGCGCCCATTCCATCTAGGATAGAGTCCAGTATCTAAATCTTTTTCTTCTTCCTTCTGTCCATCAAATGGTTGATCGGAAGCAGGCCAAAGAGTCTCCCATTTATCAGGGTTATCATCTACAGTTAAAAGAGCTGGCATAGCCAGATATGACCAAGGGACAATACCACCAGGGTATCTGTCCTCGTTGCGTAGTTCCTTGTATAAGTCTACCGAGGCAACGCGTGTACCAATAATAATTAACTTACCAGTAGGGTTAAGACGGGAGCGTACGTCCTGTGTTAACCACTTAATCTGTCGTTCAAAGTCATTAGCATTAGATAAGGTCACAGCGTCATCTACAATAATCATATCGGCACGCTTGCCGTAAATCTGACCACCAATGCCAACTGCTTCGATGTTGGGGTCTTTTTCACCAGTCTCACGTAGCTCATCACCAAAGGTGATACGGGTGGCTTGCCAAGAAGCAGACTTAGAGTTAAACCCTACGCCAGCAGCATAAGCGCTCTGGAGGTCTTCATACATAGGATGAGTCAGGCGTTGCTTGATGGCGTAGAGAAAGTCGGAGGCAAGGCGCTGAGTCTGGGAAACTATGAGTACTCTAAAGTTAGGGTTCTGAGCTACTTGCCAAGTCACGTAGTCAACCGTGATGGTCATTGACTTGGCGTGGTTAGGCGGGATGTTGAGCAAGATGCGGTTGTTAGCCACACCTGGCTCATACTTCATACTAGGATGGAGCCAAGAGGGTTTACCCGTCTGGATCATATCTACTAGGTTTTGCTGATGCGGAAAAGTCTCTGAGTGCAGGAAGCGCTTTCTAAACTCTGCAAAGCTAATGTCGTGGACGTCACCACCGGCAAACTGCTTGTCCTTTAGACCAAGGCGTGTTCTATCTACCTTGTCTGAAAATATCTTATCGGTGCGGCGGTAGTACTCATAAGTCTTCATAGACTTACCGGCCGACTGACAGGCCGCGTCTATGGTCATACCTTCTGCTACACATCCAAGGATAATACGCTTGGCAATATCTGCTGAATTATCAGCCACGTATCTCCTTTTGAAAAACGCCGTAAGCGGATTTCATTTATACTAGTTTCGGTAAATTTTCCAAATACTAGGCGATCAAGATTTTGATAGAACTATCCCGTTTAGAAAAGGTGCGAAGCACCGTAATCAGTTCGGGCTTAGCGCCCGAGGGAGCTACAGCGAACTGAGGGGTAAGTCAGGACTCGGCCTAGGGGCCTCGCTAGAGGCCAACCGTAGGTAAAATTCATCACAACTTATTTTACGGGTATACTATATATAAGACAGAAAAAATAGGTGATTTCCCGCTTTTAGAATGTGAGTTACATCACATCATCTATTACAGTATATAAGTGCAGGTCAAAGCTATATCGGATCTCACTTTAGGAAATATATTTATTGTGGGAGTACAGGACCCGCCCGCCTGGTATTCAACAACGGGGGGTGGTGTTTTCCAGTCTAACCCTCCACCTTACCGTTAGGGTTGGACATAATCGGGCGGTATGTCTAAGAAGAAGTGGGAGGGCGTGCTACGGCTACGGCGACCCCGTGACCCCTAACCCTTAACCCTCTCGCCATTAAGTAAGCGCTCTACCCGTGAGCTCTTAACATATAAACCGCCAAGAGTGAGTAAGTAAGTAACCGACTACTAAGGAGACTTACCTAATGAATGCAACTACACACCCACTCGCTTACCGCTTGTCTATCCGCTCTACTCACTCTCTTATGGTGTGGGTTATCCTCTACTCAAGGGATACGCCTAACGCGGTTACACCTAAGAGCCTAGAGCGGGCATCTCACGGTGATAAGTATGACCGTTTGGCGGTAGCTATCCTCTCCCCCTATTCTATGGATCCAATTAAATAGGGGCAGAATTGCCCGCGCTAGGTAGTTGCACTCTTGCCCTATACCGTATACCTTTAACCTATTAGAGCATTACCTACCTACCCGCTCTAATGGATAAGGATAAGGATATGAGTAAAGTAGATGAACTAGGCGAAGAGCTAAAGGCTATTAAGGCTAAGAATTGCGCGGATAGAATTAAGAATGAGCTAGTCTCACTTAATGAAGAGCTAACGCAACTATCTAATGACCCTAATAGTGATGAGCACTTCAACGACATCGCGCTATCGGTAGACACCTATCAACTCACTAGTATATGTCTAAGCTATGGAGGGCCTAGCTCTTACCTAGAGGTAAAGCACTTAGGTAGCCAGATTATATCGGTGACGTATCGGTTCAGTGACTGGTTTGATACGGCTACTCTTCCCGTATTCGATTTTGAGCCCGCTTACGATTATGCCCGCAACATCATCGAGGGGATATCTTATGAGTAACCTAACCCCTAGAGGGCACTTAGTGCTAGGGATAGTCATAGGGCTAGCTCTTGCCGGTATCTGGTATCTATCGGGCCACTTATGGTACGTAGAGGGGAGAGGATACTGTCTAGGCACTCTCTTAGAGTGCTACGGGCCAGACTTTCACTAGGTAGGTGACTATCCTCTCCCGCGTAAGCGGGAGAGAGGTAGCCGGTACCTAGCCGGATAACTAAGAGAATAAGGGTAGATAATGGACACAATAGAGCAGAATAGAGCGGTAGAGGGAGAGAGGGAGAGCGTGAGCGATAGCGTAGAGGTTAGCGCTAGCGCTCTCATTGAGCTATTAGAGGGCACTATCACGCACTCTTCTAAGGATAAGAGCCTACGCGCTCTCAATAGCGCACAATTAGAGAGTGTAAGCGGGTACCTAGTTGCACGTGCTACCGATCGGTTTAGACTAATCGAGGGCAGAATCGAGATAGAGAGTGGAGACTTAGCCACTAGCCTAGTATCCTTAGAGGATATTAAGAGAGTGATAGCGATAGCGAAAGAGGGCAAGATAAGCGGTAAGGTTAGCCTTAACCGTATCGGTGACCTCTTAACCGTAAGTGTGAATGGTAGCTCTATTACTCTTACCGTGTTAGACGCTACTTACCCTCCCTCTTTCGATACCTTACTAAATAATCAAGAGAGAGCAGACTTAGGCGAGGTCAATTTTAACCCCGCATTTATGGCAGACTATGCGAAGATAGCGGGTAAGGCTAACGCGGTAAGAGTAGAGTTTATAGGACAAGGTAAGCCTATGCTTATTCACTTACCGGTGACTAAAGTAGAGTGGCGTGCGCTGCTTATGCCTATGCGTGTAATCTAATTTAGTGGCGTACTATCTTATTCTATCCTCTATAGGGTAGAGTAAGGTAGTATCTTACTAAGAGCTAGTGAGATAGTTAAGAGAATAAGGGTGAAAGAGATGACGATAGAGAGAGTAAAGCATAGTGGCGCTTATGTAATAAGCCAGATAGCGGGAGAGGGCCGTAACGCCTATCTATTTACCCGCACATATTATGGCTATACCTTAGCGCAAGCTAAAGCACAATTTAGAATAGCGATAGAGGGAGAGGTTGCGTAATGCTAAAGGATACCGTAATAAATGAATTGGAAAGTGTGCGAGAAGAGATAGAGAGCGATAATAATCAAGAGAGAGCCTTGCTAGAGGGTTGGGAGAAGGCTTTACTGTGGGTATTACGCAAGATAGAGAGCGAGGTAGCGTAATGATTGACCTACTAAGTGTTAATACTTATGCGTCTATGGCGCAAGAATATGTCGCACAATTCGATAAGGATAAGTGCAGCGAGGTAGTTAAGGCGCTAGAGAGCAAGCTGTCGGATAGAAGAGAGGTACTAAACAAGCTAGAGGAGAAGGCCACAGCTAGCGGTAGTGATAATTCGTGGAATAGATATGAGAGTGTAGATGAAGCCTACGCCTATGGTCTAGAGCTAAAGTCTCTACTAGAAGATTACGTAGCAGACTTTATAGAATGGGACGATTTAACTATTGATCTAGGTGACATAGTAAGCAAGAGTGGCAGCGAGATGATGTACCGATTAGAGAGGGCGCAATGGTAATGAGTGAATATGAGTATGAGGTCAGATTCTATGGCAGTCAATGGGTAATAAATATCTTGTGTTATCACGAGCAAGATAGCGAGGTAGGCGATAGCAAGATTATCGCTTGGGCAGTAGGTGTAGCCGATCAGAATGGCTTAACTATTCCAGAATATGAAAGCGTAACCGTTACTAAGGTAGGAGAATTAGTATGAGCTATGAGCCAGAGCTAAATGACCCGGTATTCTATGGGGTAGAGGAGGAGGTAGAGCCTATTAAGTGCTTTAGATGTAGTGATGAGCTAGATGAGGAGGAGATAGTGTGGGCCGATGTTGAAGGCCAGATAGTGAAAGAGGGCAACGATACTGCGTGGTGCGTATCGTGCTTACCAAGCGAGGGAGATAGCAATGAGTAAATGGGAGATGAAAGAGAATAGCGATGTATCGTGGTGGCATTGCAGCCGGCCCGGATATTGGGAGGGCGATGATATCTATTGCTCTAAGTGCCAGAATAAATTGGAGGATAAGTAAATGAATGAAGAGTATCTAGCAGCTAAGGCTAACCTATGCCTTAATCAAGCAGTAGAAGATCTCAAGCAGGAGGAGATAGCAAAGGCTATCAAGAACCTAGAGAGGGCTAACTCAGCTATGTCTCGCCTCTTTGGGCTAGAGGAGGAGGCTAAAGATGAGTAAGTGCATAACCTGTAACCAAGATAAAGATAAGTTTAGCCAAGAGTGGGCGTATGCCCAATGCCAGCAATGCTCAATGAGAGGAGAAGATGATGAGTAAGCGAGTGATAACTGCTGAGGTAGATCAAGAATGGTTCGACATATTAGGGCAGATTACCCGTCACCAAGACGGGTTCGTATGGATTAAGGTCAAGGAGAAGGGGGAGAAAGAGAGTGAGTAACATCTACACCATACACCCAAAGAAGTCACCACTTATCCTGCTATATGAGGTAGTGGACGAGGAGGGGAGAGCCGAGTGGGGTGGTAATGACCCTGAACAGTGCCTACAATGGCTCTATCTGGCACCTACTGGCTCTCGCGTACTGGTATCTGGGTGGGAGAGCGATGAAGAGGACGCTCACCTAGTAGGTCAATCGTTAGACATAACGGCCCTAATTGTCCAAGCACTAGGTAGAAGTCTATGATGTATTGGATAGGTTTAGGCGTGATAATGCTGGTAGCATATGCACTTATAGTCATTGAGGAGAGAGTGAATGACCAAGCAGGTAAGCGGTAAGCAAGCTATTACCTATCGTAACTATCGCAGGGCAAGAGATCGCGCACTCGTGCGCCTTGCTCAATTATATCCCGACACATACAAGCAGTTGCTTGTAATCGAGAGGAGTTTTGATGAGCAAGAGGGCAAGAAGTGGGTTGGTATTGACGGTCTTAGTAATCTTACTGTTGGTACTCATACCCGAGCGAACGGGGCTAACGCCCACGTTCATACCGCAGATACACCACAGAACAAAAGCAACGATGGAGGAGAAGCGTGAAAACAAGGCACTTACAATTAGTTACGCAAAAGCACTCGGTTACAGTCACAAGAACATCAACTGCCTTATCACCCTTTGGACCGGTGAGAGCAGGTTTGACCACCTCGCAGATAACAAACGATCAAGTGCTTATGGTATTGCTCAGCTCCTTAGAGAGAGAAGTAGCCAACCTGATATCCAAATCTTGCACGGTATTAGATACCTTAACCACCGCTTCCAAGGAAATGCTTGCCGAGCCCTTGCCTTCCACTCTCAACACGGCTGGTACTGACTAGATATTGCTAGGTTTCTCACCCTTTCCTAGCAAACAAAAAGCCCTCGCCGTAACTGGCGGGGGCTTCTTGCTAGCACTCAACAGGCGGGCGCCTGCCAAGGGTTAAATAATAAACTATCTATCTCATAATTACAAGCGCTGAGGGAAAAGGTGCTGAGTTCTTTTGAGCGCCAAACTTTAAGCGCCCACGTATAAATCTAATCTCGTGATGTATGCAGTAATCGTGCCACCAAGAAGTATCGGTACGAGCTGGTACTAGACATACGACTGTACCCCCCCATTGGCAACGGCGTTTGCTTTGCGAACCCAGTCCTTAATAGTCCTGCCATATGGAGGGTTAAGCCATATAGAACCAGCACTATCCTTAGCCCAGTCTCTAGTAAAAGCATCACGCCTTGATTGGTCCGGGTGATCAGGACCGTACCAGTTATCAGGTACAAGGGTAGAAGATTCAAGAGCTGCCGCATCTAGTGTGAAGTTAAACTCTCTATTATATTTATTGTAGAAGTCACGTGGTGTAGTCCACGTATCATCATTAGATGTTTTGAACGTATCAGTCTTGTAGAAACCTTCAGTCATTACCCACCATTACTATAAAATCCTTTGCCCTTAAAGGTAACAGCAGGAGAGGTCCATATGCGCCGGAACTCATTGTGACAAGCAGTGCAGATGTATGTCTCTTCCGGGTCTGTAATCTTGCGTTCTATCTGGCGCACATCACCGCACCCTGGACACTCGTATTCATAGATCATAGCTGCACTGCCTCCTCAATCGGTAGATAACCTACTAACTTGCTTACCTTATTAGAGCGAGAGAACTCGGTAGTCGCTGGCATCCAGTGGCTTACCCACTCTGGCTCTGCTACATCCATTAGGTCAAAAGAAAAGACACCCAAAGGTGTCGAATTGATGTAGAACGGGATAAGATCTCGCTCTGCAGATTGGGTGATGAGTTTGCGATACTTCATCTCTTCAATCAGTAGCGTGGGATAGTGAGTATGCCTACACTTGAGTTCTATGTAGTGACCTGCCTGCTTAGAGATACAGTCAAAGGAATCAAAGATACCAACAGACTTCTCTAAGTCTGGGTATAGGTCAGCTTTTAAGTACTCGAAGAGTTCGGCTTCTTTCATTTGAAAGGACTTGCCCCGCCTAGTAGGTCAATCAAGCGACGCAGAGACTTATCGCACCTGCGATCTGCAGTAGAGATAGCACATTCTAAGTATTGTGCTACTTGTTGTAAGGTAAAGGACTCGAAGTAGCGCAGTCGAAGTAGCGTTTGATCTCCCACTTCTAGTAATAGATAAGCCTTCTTCATATCAATCAACATCGCTAGTAAGTTGCCACCCTCTGCCGGACTAGACTTACCCTTTGGCTGTCCATCCTGGACCATATGCTGAGCAACTTCTATCACTGTATTATTCTGGATAGATGCAATAACAAATGGAAGCAACTGAGCCACGATAACTGACTCATAGTAAGCCTCATCGTTGACAAGATAGCCAGACTTAACCGCCTTCTCTTTGCGAGCATAGCGCTCTGCTACGCGTCTCATCTGCCAAGCTATGCGCTGCTCATTGTGCTTGCGCTTATCAGTATCTGTCTCTGCCAGTTGGAAATTGATATAACTACTACGACTTAGCGCCCACGTTATACACTCCTGCTCAATGTCAGAGCGTTCTGTATAACTGTTATAGCGTCGGTAGATAGTCGAAGCAACTGAGTGTGCTAGTTCATAAGCAGTCTTGTCCAGATCAGTCACAGTAATCCAATTTAGATTCCATTATCTGTGTAAGGTTGAGTAGTTTGATAGCAAGGAAATCTATATAGTTACTGGCATCTGCCAGCTCTTCAATCAATTCTCGGATGGTATCTGATGCACCAAATGATTCAAACTTCTGCCCATTAGCGATAGCGTACTGGTCGTGGCCTACTTGTCTGACCCTACTAGCACGAAGAGATGCAAAGGATTCTATAAAGGATACTAAGTCATCGGTAGATACACCACTCTCACGGTAGCCAATGACTGCAGGGTGGTCTGCTAACGGATTGGTGTCGGCCTTATTACTACCGTCTCGCTTTGGTAATCCTGCTGCAAGATCTGAAAGCCCATATGCTGCAAAGTCTGTAACATTTTTACCCATTCGCTTTTGCTCATACATTAGACTCTCCTATCAGTAACTTACGTGTCTCTTCTACCCCGTGCTTTAAGTAATAGTCATTAATATCCATACCCGCAGGCAAGGTTACTATAGTTGAGTTCATCACCTCGTTTGCGACACGCTTAGCAAACTCTGCCCCTGGGTTAGAACCATCTTCTTTAATATCATTATCGCCTACAACATAAACAGTTTCATAGCCACCAAAGAGCTTGGGAAAGTGTGACTTCCACGCTGCAACTCCTGGTACTCCCACTGCAGGTATACCCAAGACACCGGAAGTAATTACAGTATCTAACTCACCCTCGCAGATAACAATATAAGGCGACATAATAGTTACATCAACTACATTATACAGGTGTGCCTTCTGCCCAGTAGGTGAGCCATACTTAGGCTTGCCTTCATCTACTCTGCGGAACTTGAACCCCACGCAAGAACCGCCAGCAGTAATGTAAGGAATAGAAATCCAACCTTCATACATCTCGTGACCGTTAATCGGTTCGGTGATTGTACCCAGTTGAAACATTGCCGCCACTGCATCAGAGATCCCACGTTCTTCGAGAACGCTTAGCGCCGCCGGACTTATTGCTTGAGCGTATCGCTGCGCCGCTTCCAGTAGCAATTTCGATTGCACGTTTGAGGCCATCTTTGAAATCCAAACTCTCTAGTATGCAGACTAAGTTCACTGCGTTGCCACCCTTACCGCAGGTGTGACAGAAATATAAATTGTCATAGGTATTGATGACAGCCGAGCGACGTGAGTCGCTATGTAAACAACAACGTACTGCAACACTCTTACCCTCACGTACTTCGCCACCATAGTTAGCAACAATGGCACCTATGGGGATGGTGTTGGCGTCAACGTCTCCTTTGAATTTCTTGACTTTACCCAACCTGTTCCAGTCTTGTGTTGGCATACGCACCCCTTATCTGCACACTTTTCGTGCCAATGTGCTGCTCTCTTGTAGTGAGCTAGGCCGTTCTCTTCTCCACCTTTAAGGCAGTTTAGACAGATCATCTTTGGCTTCTTCCCAAGAAATAATAACTTCATCCTCAACTGGTACAACTTCTGGTACAAGTATCTCTGCTGTGGTAATTTCACCCTCTGGTATTGGCATTACTTCTTCTCCTCTAACCATTGTGCTAGGTCCTGAATGACCCAGGCTTGTTCTATTCCAGCGTTGCGACGCTTAACCACTACATAATGCAATGGTACTTCCCCAAGCCCACGAGCCTTAGAGTAGTTAAGCGCCTCAACTTCTGCTTCTCTCCAGAACTGCGGCAGGGAAAGGGTCTGCCGGTTCTTGAGTTCTAGTATGTATGTAACCCCCGCCACAATACACACCATATCTCCTTCATCCTTACTGCCTGCTTTAGTCAAGCGTTCAGCAAGAACTCCCATTTTGCGAAACCATTTGAGAACATCAGTCTCAAAGGTAGCGCCTTTAGTCTTGTTGTACTGACTCATCTACTAGTACTACCTTGTTGATCTTGTAGACAAGTTCACCTGTCTCATCCTTTACTAGTTCTACAATCCCAGCTTGCAGGATTGCACCAACGAAGTTAGCCAAGTCTGCCTGTAATATGTTGACTCGTTCTAACAGGGCTTCGTACTCACTCTTGCTGCGCCATTCCATTACATCAGACATTGTATCCTCCATCGTATCCAGCCATTACATCTTGTCGTAACATTCTTCCAAACGCATCTTGGTCACCTATCTGACACGCCGCATAGTTTACCAGTAGGGTTGCATAATTGCTGCCATCTGCAGTGTGTGGTCCAAAGCGATTCTTAACTGCAGCAACCAACAAGGTTGCCTGCACTGGGTCATAACCAAGTGTTAAGATCAGCGCCGGTAGTTGACTGACCTTACCGTGAATAGCTCTGCGATGAGGTGGCTTACTAGGATTGCCATACTCTGATTGCTCAGAGACGTGATGCAGTACTAGTACGCAAGCCTCGGTCTTTCGTGCCATATCGTGGAACTCCATCATAATTGCACGAAGTCCTGCCCATTCGTTATCTGTCTCAGCAGTAACATTCATTAAGTTATCAATGACTATCAACTCTGGAGCGTGACCGTAGAGTTCCACATAAGCTCTGATTTCTAACTCAATGTCATCAAGACTTGGAGATGAATCAAAGACCCATTTGATGTGACTTAACTTTTGAAAGTATTGGTCGTAGTAATGCGTATTGCTTGCTAGATTAGTTTCAACACTTAACTGCGAATGACCTGATACGTGAGATGCCCCACGCATCATCACTGTAGTTGTATCAGTATCTGCTGAAAAAAATAGCGTTGGTACTTTTGCTTTGATAGCATAAATAAGAGCGAACATAGACTTACCAGCATTAGGAGCCGCAGCTACCATACACACTTGTCCACGTCTGAACTTAATCTGCTTTGCTTTGAGTCCTTCCCATACATCAGGTAGCGGTGTTGCTTTGGTAAGCACACCACCCCAGGCACGAGATAACTCAAGCAACGTTTTGCCCTTTCAGTTTCTTTTGGCGACGGATAGAACTACGATCTCTAGGAGATAATCCACCCCAGACACCGTGAGTTTCGTTGGCAATACCCCACTGAGCGCACTCTGTTTTATGTGGACACATTCTGCAAATAGACTTTGCAAATGCTGCATCGGTTAGCGTAATAGAGTTCTTCTCTCCATCAGGAAACCAGAAGTCGCCACCTACGCTTGCACAACTAGGAGCCTCATAACTTGCAGGCTCGCGCATCTATCTAATCCAGATAGTGTCGCACTTATCTAGCGCACCCTTGGGTGCAGCACACATATAACCCTTCCAAGGTCCCTTAGCTGATGTTCCTGAACGGAAAGCCATCTCACCGTGACGGCATTGATGTACTGATCCATTGGCATTAACTGCCACTGGTTGTGGTGCTGCAACTGGCGTTGCATTAAATGCTGCAGCAACTGTTTCAACTGTTGGTGCTGGCGCACCGGCAACGTGAGCAACGCTCAAGTCAATACCAGTAGCCTTAATGTTTGTTGCGTTCATAGCAAGGTCAGCAAGACCTGTCTCTAATTCTGTAACTGATGCTGCGTACAAGTTGATGAGTGTTCCATCATTTAACTTGTAATTGACTTGGAACTTTGTTCCCTCTGTAGCCATTTACTTTCCTCCACTTTGTTTGATAGATAATCTTTGGCTTGTCTCGCCTATCTTCTTAGGAATAAACCCAAGAAGTTTCTCAACTTCATCACTGTCCACTGTAGACCTGCCAGCGATTGTTGTCCAACTTACTTCGATACCGCTATTAGTAGTACCTAGTACTCCCTCAAAGCTAGCTTTAAGAGAATCTTGTGCTTTCTCTAACGCTTTTATTTGTACTCCTAATTGTAAATACAACAAAGCATTTTTGTCAACGTCTACATCATCAATGATTACATCACTGACTGGTGTACGTTCTTTTTTTAGACCAACGCATCCCATCTCACCTGATGAGTCGTAGTACTTGCAATAGAACTGACAGTAGTTTGCATCCTTCTCAGGATCTGGTGCATCCTTTGCTTCTTTAACAACTGATAACCAGGCTAATGCTTCTAAGGCTATCGCTTCATTGTAAGGTTCTGTGTGTACCTTAACGTCGCGCTCATCTCCATCTCTGGCAATGGCTACGAGTGATACACGTTCTACCTTGTGACCGTTCTTTGCTAGTAGATAACCGTAGAGCTGGACCTGCCAACGCTGTTGCGTTGATGGGAAGTAACCAAGGTTCTTTAACTTACTAGTTTTCCAGTCAATTACATCACCACTACTAGGAACATAGGCATCAATATGCGCCTTCATTCCATTGTATTCAACTTCTGTTTCAATCAATACATCTGGGTTATCTGATAGTGCTCTTTCAATCTCTGCGTGAATAGCAGTACCCATAATGGCAGCGAGCTTTAACTCATTATCGTTAGTCTCTGGCTGGTCATTGAGTCGGTACCAAACCTTACGTCGGCAACCACCTACCTCTGATGGACCTATCTGTACCTGTGTGGAGCGTGAGCGCTTAGCATCAACTGCTTTAAGTGCGCTTAGTAATAGTTCTTTTGGGTCAGTTACTGTCATCTAAATTACCTAGCATCCACTTATCAAGATCTGTTGCGCGATAACGATATCCGTTACCTAGTTTTACACGTGGTATTCCAATTTCTATTGAACGGTTGTATAAAAATCCGATGCTTACAGATAAGTAATCTGCTGCCTCTTCTGTTCTCAACCAACGTTCTGTTTGTGTACTCATTGCTTCCTCCTATAGTCGTTCTTGGACTACCAATTGTAAAGGCTTGCCAGTATTGGTGTCAAGAACCGAGGCTACATCAACGGCTTTACGGGCGTGTCGTTTAGCATAATCTAATTCCATATCAGGCTTGCGGATTGAATACAGATAGCCAAGAGCAAACTGACCACCACTACCGATGCCATAAATATCGTGAGAACTTTGGAAAAAAGAGAGGTCACAAGCAACCCTAAAGATATTACCATTAAAACTAACGAGATAATCGAAACCATCATCCTTGTCCACCTTATTCCATTCGTAGTTGTTGTCTGTAAAAGCTGCGATGATACTAGGTATCACCTTCTTGCCCATAAATTGTACTGGATCTTCACCACGATAGGCCGGAGGCTTCCAGTTATAGGAAAGAATATCTCCTGGGCGTGTGTCCCCTGAGATGGCAAGTAAGAACTTGCCAACCTCAACGATCTTAGGAGTACTAGTCGCCAAGGTCACAAGATTATCTTCAGTAATCTGTGAGTCAGCTACTAGTACAGCATAATCAATTCCTTGTATCGCAGATATTGTGGTCATAAAATTTATCTTAGCATCACTACGGCGTGTCGTCGCGTAGCGACACTTACTAGGCTTCTACAATATGAGCCGTAAGGCGAATTAAAACGGACCGGTCCCCTTACGGGGACGAGCCGTAAGGCGAGAGGCGACTGACCACAGGAAGGAGCCGTTCCGAGCAATATGGTAAGACGTCACCCCTTTGTTATGCCTAAATTTAAGCGTCGTAAGGCGCCACCAGATGCCCTTCCTGAGCCTTTTGGAGCCGATTTGCGGGGTTTAGGACCCCTCCACGTATGTTCCTGTGGGTGCCAGGTCTTTAACGCTCTAGTGAGCTTTGAAGATTATGAGATAGTCTGGTATTTTCTTGATGCAACCTGTTCTAGTTGTGGCAATATAGTAACCATACCGTGTCCAGTAGATAGACCAGTATAGTTTTGTGGCACAAAAAAAGCGGCCCCCGAAGGGGCCACTCTTTCTGTTTGCCTCGCGCTGATGGGTCTTTGTTTACTTAGACCCACGACCAAACTCTGTAGCTTTTGGGTCTAGTACTTTAAGTAATGGACCTGCGATAGCAGCAATACCTGCTGTTGCTAAAGCCTTTGGATCGGTAATTCCTGCAAGCCAGAGTGCAATAACTGATGCAATTCCAGCACGTAGGTAAGTTGCTGCGATAGCGGATAACTTATCTTTGTTCATTTGTTTTCCTTCTTCTTAGGTAGTGGCATTAGTTTTGCAACTGCTGCACGAGCAGCATCTGCAGTCTTAAACGCTGGTTTATCTAACCAAGGGAACCAGGCAGATGTGTCATTGCCACACTCGTCTTTGATTGAGATATGACAATGGTGATTGTGCTGATTTGGGCCATCATATGGATGATCTCCTTTTTCAGGTGTCCATATCTTGCCCATAAAAATTAAATACTTAACACGTTTATCAGATTTCAAATGCTCATAGACTTCGTGACCATCAATACCAGATACTGGGTCGTGCGTTACATCCACACCATAACCAGTGTTGTGATCTGAGTTAGGATTTTGTAACTGGTGTGCTGGCGATGGCAATAGGCCATCTGATATTTTCTTGCGCTTGGGCTTGAGCGCTGTTGCTTGACGGAGAACAGATATTGCAGCTGGCGTTGCTTGCTTGACAATAGGTTTCATCTAAGTTCACTTCTCTGCTAGTAACTTGTACAAGTCATCAATGCGTGCTTCCATACGAGCCATAGAATCCTTCATTGAACTGCCACCATTGGGGCGAAGTTCGTTGAGATAATGCTTTACCATCCAGCGCATACTTGTAGCAAAAGCACTGATGATGGCTATGACGGCAACTGCCATTGTTAGGTAGTCTTTGAACTCCATTAAATTGTCCGAATCGTTACTAGTAATGTGCCACCAAAACCAGAGAACCTTTTATCCTCTGGCGTTTTATTTATGAAATCTAACTCTTCAATTAAACCAAGGTATGATTCGTTAGTTCTAAAATCTTGCACACGAATAGTATCTCCAACGTTTTCAATTGCCTCTAACTGTGACATACGGAAATAAGAAGATCCTTCATAACCAATTTCGTTGCCAAACTTATCGCTCTCGTGGTCATAACAAAATAATGGATACTGAATAAGGCGCTGGCGTGGTACTGCAGGTAGTGACTTGAGTTGGTATCCAGTAAAGAGTGGTCCTTTAAGAACATCTGTAGCTGAGCGAGTCAGGGTAAATTCAAACCCAAGGTATTCCTGTGCAGAGTTAGGATAACTTACGTTAACTTCTGAAACACTTTCTCCTTGTGAAAAGGTACCAATAAGTACAAAGTTATCTAAGTAATCAATTGATTGAATACTAATGCCACCATTAGTGGTATCTACACGAGCTTGAAGCAACTTAAATATCTTAGTCTCTAGTGTGTTATAGCGGATGTAACCGGTACGCAAATAACCAGTTGCTACTAGGCTAGTAGTTGATTCAGCCCACGTGTTATTGCCAGTGGTAAAGGCCGCCCTATCTGAGTTACCAAAGAAAGCAACTTGAGATGCAGTAGTTGTAGTGCCAGAGGCTACTAAGTCCCAAGCCCAAGGAAAGAATAAAGAACCTGCAATGACTGTGACCGATAGGTCTACGCGAATCAACCCTGCTTCACCATCTACAAGAGTGGCAATGTATGCAAAGCGGTCACGGAAAGCAATAGAGTCACAAGGTGCATCATCAAAGAGTAATGGCCCATACTGGATATCTCCATTAGCATCAGAGACACCTGCTCTAAATCCTAGACTGGTAGCAAGGACTGCGTAAACTCCAAGGTATACATCAAAGTCATTGATTCTCTCACCTTGTGGCATATCAATAACAACGGTAGGAGTATTAAGAGTTGGGAAACCAAGAGTGTTAGGAACAGTTGCATCTAAAGTAATCTTAAAGACAGATGATGAAGTACCATTGGGATCATAGCCTGAGATATAAATAGCCTGTGGTCCTTCAGCAATACTAGACCATACCCAAGAAGTATTAGGATGTGTATATAAAGCTGCAGGTAGCGCACCTGATGCGTTGTTGGCATCTAACTCATAGATTTTATTGTTAATAGCTGCAATCAAGCGCTGCTTTACATAGCGAATAGTTCCACGAGTAGTGCTAGAAGCGTTATAGATTTCAGTATCGCTAGTAGTACCAGATAAGTTACCTCGGTGAACGTGAGTTCCATTGATAAAGAAGTACTGCTTGCCATTAGTAGTAATGCTATAAATAGTAGATGCTGTGCCAGCCTGTGTGTAAGGAGATGGAGTACCAGTGGTAGTTGGAATCTTGTTTAGAACTGTTCCATCTGTTGCTAGGATGCAGTCATTGGTGCCATCATTAACACCGATAAGTTGAGCAGGACCAACAGTTCCTGAATAGAAGCTGGCTGTGTCGTTAAGTAGGGTGGCTTGTCCTCTAGTCCATACATCTAAGCCTTTAGACTCTGTGTACTGAAAGCGTAGCGACTCCTCCTGCTGTGGTTCAAAGTACTTGATACCAGCGCCAAGGTGAAAGGATGACTGAGATCGAACCCACCAACCGGTGAGTGTCTGCTCTCCGGCCTCACGAGTCTGGTCAATTTGTTGTTTGCGATATTGAGCAGTGACGCGACGGTAAGGCATCTCATCTGAGTTAGCAAGAAAGAATGGCAAAGCGCCAATTGCTATTTCATAAGCAGCCCCAGTAGGTGTATATGTTGTAGTTCCTGAAGGGTTGGAAAGTACGTAGGGTATACCTTCGGTGATGTCATCGCCATAGGCCATTGGGTATTCCTTACGCTAGTAGGAGCTTGGCTTCGTCTTCGCTAATGCCTAACTTAGCAAGTAAAGCAGCTTTGGCTGTTGCTGCTTCTGCATCTGCTGCCTCTTTAGCCACACGATCTGCCTCGGCCTGTGCTGCATCAACCTCACGCTGTGCAATTTCCTCACCAGTCAAAGGCACTTCTGACACCACGCCAGTCCCACAGTCCACGATTATCTTTGTTAATACTTCACTCACTTGTTATCTCCTTAGTATGGTCAGGGTTATTGCAAATCCATTGTGCTATTACTTCATCTAGTACTGCTTCATCGTGGCATTTTGGGGGAACGAAAGCATCTATATCAGGTGCGTAAGAATAACCGATACCAGCATAGTTCTTTCTGATGTTGCCGTTGTAACTTGTCTTAATCCAAGTACCGCCAAGATTATCTATTAACCATTGATAACCTTCATCGCCGTAGTTGTTGCCAACTAATACACGGATTACCGTGTTGTTGTTATCTACTTCTGCCCAATGACTCATTGTTTCTCCTTAAACCGCATACCGAATAATAACAATGCCTGAACCACCATTTTCATTATCGCCTTTGCCACCGCCGCCACGATTAGCAGTTGGGCCTCCACCTGTTCCATTTGTACCAGCTTGTCCACCACCGCCGCCAGCATAAGTAACTGAAGTTCCTGTAATGGAATTAGCGCGACCGTTGCCACCATTTCCACTTGAACCGTTAGCACCCGCACCACCGCCGCCAGCACCGTTCATATTAACTGCGCCATCGAATCCATAACCAGTGGCACCGCCTGAATTACCTTGCGAGTGTGTAGTGGCTGTTCCTGCTTGCATACCACCAGATGAACCGCCAGGTGTCGCAGTCGAATTACTTTGGAAACCACCATTACCGCCACCGCCACCAATTGCAGTGATAGTGTCAAATATAGAATTACTTCCAACACTTCCCACATTATTTACTGCCACCGCTGGAGATTTTGCACCACCTGCCCCAATAGTGACCGTGTATGCGGTTGATGTAGTTACTGAACGACCTGTTTGCTCAAGCAAACCACCGCCACCGCCGCCGCTTCCATAATAATAACCACCGCCACCGCCACCTGCAACAACAAGCACATCACAACTTAATCCTTTAGCAGGAGTAAATGTTCCGTTAGAAATAAAGGTGTGGTACCAGTAAGTACCGTCAGTCATAATAGTATCGCCACCTGTTGCGTATGGCTGAATGGCTGGGGTTGTACCTTACTTTGCTACGCCGTAGAGGTAGAAGGTTGAGTTGGCGGCCCATAAAGTACTACTTTGTGGAGTCAGCGTAATACTTGTAATTGCTGCTATAGAATTTATTGTTGTAGCAGAAAATCCTAAATCATAATTACTTGCTGAATTATTTTCTACAACATAATCTTTACTCATTGATTTGTAATTTGAAGATGTATAATTGGGAATATAAAAAGACATTGAACCAAAAGTACTAGCAGTTGCACCCGCCGCTGTAACAAAAGAAAGATTATCGGTTGCGTTTGCAGCCGCTTTGTAAGAAGTAGCACTTCCACCAGAAACATACAAAAGCATAGTGTCGTAAGAAGTTATACTATTGGCGGTAAATTTAATGTTGTCTTCCCACCCTGTTGTATTTCCTCTAGCACTTACATTCACAACCAAATCAGTGTACCCAGTCTGCGGAATACTACTAAAGGTAACGCTGGATGCACCTGCGGCTCCAACTGTAATGCGCTCGAGTAAAACATAATTTGCTGTCATAGTTATGCTACTCCAATTCTTTCAAGGTATTCGGGAGCGTACTGTCTTAATATCTCCAAAGCGTAAACCACCTTATCCTCTACTCGTTGTCCTGCTGGTTGTGCCTTTGACCAAAGTTCTAAGTTTTCAATACGATTATCTTGGCGGTTTCCATTCTTATGATGTACGGATTCACCCTTGACTAACCATCTACCAAGATGTTCTGACATTACTAAACGGTGTTCGTAAACAGTTCCAGTTTTATTTGCTATTGGATGATTGGGTAAATGCAATACTACATATCCACGATTATCATAGGTATATCCAATAGAAGATGAAACTTCTGGATGGTCATACAAAGCCACACGCCGATAGTGCATTTGGCACATACCTTTAGCGCGATGTGGCTTATCGCAATCATCTATTGTGCATTGGGTAATGGTTGCAAAGTTTCCTCTTGGCAATACCTTTGCAATATCACCGTGAACTTTAAGTCGCTTCCAGTGCATTGAACAAAGACTACGAGCCTTTAACTCTTTTTCGCAGCCATCTACGCTGCAAGTCTTAGGCACTTTGTATTCCATAGAGTGCGAAGGTAGAGCCAGTAGCGAAATTGTTAGCACTCATCTGAACAGTAATTGATGTAATAGCAGAGGTGCTTCGATATAAACCAACAGTTGCAGCAACTGCATTAGTGGCATTACTTTGTCGGCTAAGAATTGTCTTAAAAGTTGTCGTGTTTGCATAGTTCATTACATTGATTGCGTAATAATTTGGATTGGCAGTTGTTGTAGCACCATTGTAATTGAGATAAATAAATGTACCGCCTGTAGTTCTTGCACTTGCGGCAGTAGTTCCATTACCATCTAAAACTGTACGACTGTAGAGGGCAGAGGTGTCACCATTGAGATACATAGAAACATCGCCAGTTCCCGTTCCAGTTGGGTTACACACCAGCACCAAATCAGTATAAGCACCAGAGATGCTAGAAAAAGTAACTGAGGCTGTTGCTGAAGATAGTGTGTTAGTTGCTAGTGCTACATAAGTATTTGCTGCGGCCATTGTTATGCTCCCTTAATTCCGTATAGAGCGAAGGATGAGTATTGTTGCCAGTTGAGTGAGGACGAACTAAATAAAGTAATTGTGGTAACGGCTGCAGTATTCATCCAAAGACTACTTTCAAAGCCAACAAAACCAGAGGCGTTAACATCTGCACCACCAATAGACCTGATAGTTTTATATTTACTTGTATTTGCATAATCTAAAATATCTATAATTGCCGCACCGAAACTAGATGTGTAGTTATCTCCACCCATTTGCGGAAATCTTCCCATAGTTGTAGATGCTTGAGATAATACTGCTGGAGTGCTTCCTTCACCGTAGACCCAGTGATTTGCATAATTACTTCCAGTATCGGAGTTCAATCTTATTGCAGCACCTGCCGTATCTGCCGCTTGATTTATGCGCCCAATTCCTCTAATTTGCAAATGCGTATAAGTAGCAGGAATACTGCTGAAAGTAATGGAAGCAGTAGCCGTTGATACCGTAGTCGTAGCAATAGAGTCATAGGCACCTGTGACCAGATGGCCTGAGATTTGTGAAGCCATAATTCCTAGAATTGGAGCCATTAGGAGAGATCACCGACAATCGTAAAGGTGTTAGATGCTGTACAGATAACTGTGGCTGCAGAGTATTGTGCTCGTAGATTAGGAGCTGCAGATGTAGCACCAGTTGAGGTAATAGTTACACCAGAGCCTGCAGCAAAGGTAGTAAGGCCAGCACCAATAGATTGAACGTTAACCTGTTCTCCTATTGCAAAAATTGATGGTGGCACTGTAAGAGTAATTGCTGCAGCATTTGATGTTGTGACCAATTTGCTTGAGTCGGAGGCAACTAAGGTATAACTTGTGCCTGTCTGGGCATTAAGGGCAAGGTTTATCTTTGCGCTGTTAATGGTAGGAGTAGTTAAAGTCTTATTGGTAAGAGTGTCTGTAGTTGCCTTACCCACCAAGGTATCGCTGGTTGTAGCAGGCAATGTCAAGGTATTAGTACCAGCAATGGCTGTTGCCTGCACTGTGGTAGTTCCAGAGGTAGACCCACTAAAGGCAAAGGATGCTACTGGTGAGGCGTTGTTGCGAAAAAATATAAGATCATCACTTGTTAATACGTGTTTAATTGCAGCACCTGAAGTGTGGGCAATACCAGATACGGCTGGTGTACCAGTACCGGCTTCACCTCTAACAATGGTAAGTGTGTCACCACTGACTTGCGTTACATAAACAATTTCTTCATTGACTGTATCTGGGTCTATTGCAATGGTAAAGATATCAACATTGCCACTAGCTAGTGTTACACCACCCATAAGGGCTGTACCAGTACCTGTTGCTACCGTTAGACTGGTAACGGTTGTGTTAATAGAACTAGCAAGCGTTGTTGCATTACTGGTGCTGGAGTATTGTCTAGTCATTTATTTGCCTCAACTTGTGTAATGGATACGGATTGGGTATTTGTCTTTTAATTTTAATGCCTCTTCGCTAAGACGTTGTTGGTATAGGGCAAAGATGTAACGAGATGCTGAAACACCGGCAGTGCTTGGAATCTTAGTATCGTTAAGGTCAGCCTCTGCTGAACTAAGGTTGATTCGACCAGCATCTAGGTATGATAATAACTTGTAAGAGGCACCAAGGATTGCTACTTCCGAAGAAGAAGAAGGTAAACCTGTTACATCTGCGTAATCATCTGTACCATTATCTAAAGTATTAGGAGTAGTTGTATACCAGACCTGAACAGTTCTACCAGGTTGGATGTTCTCGTAAAGGTTTACTGTGTTTTGTGTATTAAAGGTTGCAACATTTGCCATCTGGTCTGCACGCCAACGGTTGATAGGTAGCCATTCTTGGCTAGATCCTGTTGTCTGCCAAGACATATAAAGGATGGACTCTAAATCATCTGGCAAAGCATAGGTAGTCTGGCTTGCATTAAAGGTAAAGGTAGTTGAGGCAACAGCCCATAGTTTAGGATAAAAACTATTGATAGTATCGTTAATAGCTTTCTTAATAATAGTTCTAGGAAAAGTTGGGGTTAAGGTTATCTGAGCATACTGAGCGTGTGGTGAGGCATTAGTGTTCTGATAGCCTCTGCCAAATCCTGGCGCTGCATTAAGTGTGCTACTTGACTGGTTAAAGTTATCAATCCAGATAAGTTCATCATCAATTTCAATGATACCTTTGGCTAAGTTAGAACTTGAACCAATAATCATAGCTGTATCGGTAGATGTTATAGCAGTATCGAGATAGGTTATTCTATCTTGGCGCAGGGTGTATCCAGCTAAGGAGGCCCTAACCTCGTCTATCATATCGCTAAGCGTTGGCATTATTTCCTTTCATACCAGCCATCTCCCCATAGAGTTAGCAGTCGTGCAAAGTATTGTTCGTATTGTGGAGCGATAGCATCTAGTGAATACAACGCTACTGCCCTCTTATGTATTGCTACTGGGTCTAAGTCCTTGACCCATTCTGTTGCTACTGCAAACTCCATTGCATTTCTGCAACGGTATCCAGTAACTCCATTTGGGTTAGTCTCAGTAAAGGCTCCCCAGTCTGTGGTAATCGTTGGAGTTCCACAGGCTTGTGCTTCGATAACAACGTTACCAAAAGGTTCTATGTAGAGCGTTGGTGCAAATAGGGCAATAGCACCGCCCATTAGCTTTGCTCGTTCCTCTGGCCCTACTGGTCCAACCCATTCGCCATACTCAATCTTTGGGTTATTACCAGGTCCTGCCATAATTAACTTTAAGCCTAGTTCTTTACAGACGTGCTGAGCAACAATTAAACCTTTACGATCTACCATACGTCCAACGTAGAGGTAGTAATCTTCTTTCTTCTCTTGCAATGGAAACATCTCTGGCTCTAAGTACCCAGGTATTACCGCATCATAGAAGTTACCATCTACTAGCGTTGGGTCCTTAAACATTGCATAGATACTGTGCATCCAAGCGTAAGACTCAAAGACCTTGTACTTACTAAAGACTCCACCGTAGCCCACACCAAACTCTACGCTCATATACTCTGGGTAGGCATCTGCTATAGGTTGCTGTGAATAACCACCAATAAGACAGATAAAATCTTTCTTCTGCAAGCGCTTGCCTAGTTCTTTAATGGCATTGCCGTTAAAGATTTGCCAATGTGGTAGCGCATTATCAAAGGCTGCTTCTGTGTAGTGCTTGCCCTCTAGCGCCTCTGCCTGCTGTTCTTTAGTGATGCAAGTAATCAGTTCATCTACCGGTGCTTCGTTATCTTCACTAGCATAGAGGTAAACCGTATGGCCTAGGTTCTTCATCATTATACAAAAGCGTCTTACCTTTTCGGTATAGGCGCAGTTGACGTACTCTTTAGTTGTTTGCGTATGTGGCAGGCTAATAACGTGGAATCTCATAGATCTAGTCTACGCTAAATCTCCGAAAATAATCCAAGAGTTAGCGGCGATTTTTTTACAAGTTGCACCAGAGTTAGCCACTCGCAGCTTTGGAGTAGCGCTGGTGGCTCCTGTTGAAATCACTGTGGTTGTGCCAGGAGTTACTGCACCGATGGTCGGCTGGCCTACGCCTGTAATCCAGAAGACGTTAATCTCTGTACCTACTGCAAAGTTAAAGGTAGCATCAGTTGGGATGTTAAATTGTACGGATGAGGCATTGTTCATTGAGAACAACTGGCCTTCATCACCAGATATAAAGGTATAGGCCGCAGTCTTAGCGGTGTAAGTTGATGATATCTTAGGGCTAGAAATTACTGGAGTTGCAATGGTCGGAGTAGTTCCAAAAACCAATGATCCCGTACCAGTCTCATCGGTTACTGCAGAGATAAGGTTTGCAGATGATGGGGTAGCAAGGAATGTGGCTACACCAGTGCCAAGGCCAGATACACCAGTTGAAATAGGCAATCCAGTTACGTTTGTCATTATTCCAGATGCAGGCGTTCCAAGGGCTGGAGCTGACATTGATGGACTAGTAAGGGTTTTGTTAGTGAGCGTATCTGTTGTGGCACGACCTACTAAAGTATCAGTTGATGTAGGCAATGTCAGTGTTCCAGTATTAACTATGCTTGCTATAACTGGAGTAGTAAGAGTAGGGCTAGTAGCAAAGACATTTGCACCAGTACCGGTTTCATCTGTGAGAACACCTGCTAGTTGAGCAGAAGTGGTAGCAGCAAACTGAGATAATGGGTTAGCAGTTAGACCAACGCCTGTAGTTGGGTGAACGTGGTCATCTTTAGAACCAAGTGTTGCAACACCAGCAGATGCTGTACCAAGTGCAACTGGCAATACTGTTGATAAAGTTCCAGCAGGGCCTGTGGCCCCTGTGGGTCCTGTAGCACCAGTTGTACCGGTTATTCCTGTAGGTCCAGTGGCACCTGTAACGCCTGTAGTTCCAGTAGGTCCTGTAGCCCCTGTGACGCCCGTAGAACCTGTAGGTCCTGTGGCTCCAGTAGGACCTGTGGGTCCAACGATATTAACACCAGTAGGCCAAACGCCTGCTGCTTTAGGACCAAAAATCTTATTAGTTGCTGTGTTGATATAGAAGTCGCCATTAACGCCTTCTGTTGTTGGGTCTACTGCACCATTAAGAACGGTATATCCAGCAGTACCAGTAACACCCGTTGCTCCAGTAGGTCCTGTAGGTCCTGTAAGCCCCGTAGAGCCTGTAGTTCCAGTAGGTCCAGTAGAACCTGTGGCTCCCGTTGTTCCTGTAGGTCCTGTGGAGCCAGTAGGTCCAGTATTACCTGTAACTCCTGTGGGTCCTGTAGCACCGGTAACACCAGTAGGACCCGTTGCACCTGTGGCGCCGGTAGTACCTATTGGACCAGTTGGACCTGTGGAACCCACTGCACCTTGTGCGCCTTGTTGTGCTGAGAATACTAAAGATTGGTTGGGAGTAATAGATTCAATAACTACATAAGTTGTCATAGTGTCACAGCTCCCGTTACGATAAATAAGCCTTCAAGGAATCTAGTAACAGTAGATCCGCTATCTAATACTAAGTCGTAAGAATAACGACCTGCTGTAATTGCTTCTGTCAACGCTGCAGAAATGGTAACTGTTACAGTTCCTGTAGCTCCAGTAATAACCATACGAGCATTAGTAGTAGTGGCAGTTATGGTTGTAGTGCTAGAGCCAACGAATGGGCGCACTGTCATAGTTCCTGTATAACCAGTAAGGTTGATAGGAACAGCGTCATTGTTGACTGAGAATATAAAACTAAATGTGGTTGCTTGTTCGCATATAAGATTAAATTTAGCGCTCACGTGGAGATTCCTCTGAGAGCCTGCGCTGCAGGTAGTTGAGTAGTACTAGCGAGAGCGTTACATACGCCAGCAAGGTCAAGGCGATTGGTACTAGTCGTGCCTTGAATCGCATTAAGAACCCCCACTGTGTCTGTTAAGTTTGTAGTTACTGAACGTGCTACTGCCCATTGACGAGCAGCAAGTGCTCGCCCTACCATTGCTCCTGGTACTCTATAAGTGCCACCATTAGCCAAACGATTAAGTTCATCTAATAGCGTTGTTCCTGCTACTCCTAGTGCCACCTATATCTCCTTTACTTCTTCTTAGTTTTCTTTGCTTGAGACATTGCAATAGCAATTGCTTGCTTCTTGCCTTTAACTACTGGACCTTTACTAGATCCTGAGTTCAAAGTCCCAGCCTTAAACTCTTTCATTACTTTAGCAATCTTGGCTTTCTTGGCTGCATTGTTCATTACTTAGCAGCCTTGCCCATTGCGCCTGTCTGAATTGAATCATAAGATGAGTACTTAGTATTATTTGGATACTGCTTGTCTGATGATGGATAAGGCTTGATAGCTTCTTCCATACCCATATCGTTTATCATTGAGTTATCTGATGTGTTCATTATTAACTACCTTTCTTCATAGCGGAGTTTTTCATCATTTTACCATTAGCCATTTTGTGCATACCTGACTTTGCTTCAGCCTTCTTTTTAGCAGGAGATTCTTTTTTTTCGTGCTTCATCTTGGCTGCCTTGCTCTTGTAAACTTCTTTCATTTCTACTCCTTAAAGGTCATTGTGATTCCATTAAAAGCCTTACCGCCTTCATTGGAAAGTTGAACTGCTGCATCTATATCTTTACTCTTTGTTGAACGTGGTTCTATGCCCTGCCTTGTGGCATCATAATAAGATTGTAGTTCCTTATCGTGGGCTTTAGCAGTAGGTATACCTCTGTGGTTTGCCACACCTACGCTCAACTCTAGTTCGCCTACCTTGCAACCAAAGCAATCTTCAACATACTCAGGGTGCGTTGTGCGCCTATGTAGGCTCATACTGGAGTCACATAATCGCTATAGCCAGCATTGATTAAAACAGTAGCTTGAGCATCACTAATAGTGTACTCGTGTCCACCAAGGAAGTAGTAACTGCACGCTGCTAGATCATCTTGGCTTGGTGTTTGTGTCATTACAACAGTAGTACCAGTAACTAATAATGATTGACCTCTTGGTACATCAGTCATACTAGGTGCAATAGCACCATCAATAGTTCCACCGGTAAAGCGACGACCTGCAAGACGAGCATACTTTGAGAATGGTTCATCTATCCACGTCTGCCACTGGTAAGGTGTTACTAATGTATATGCCATATCTAACCTTTCATAAGTAGCAGAGGCGGGTTTGACCCCGCCCCTGCCGAACGGAAACTATCCGTTAGTTGCTGCAGACTCAATGCGATAGAGTGCAGTCTCACGAAGGCGAGCAAAGCCTCCGAAGTAGTACCAACCGATTGTGCGGAAACGACGGAGTGCGTCAATCTCTGGACCGATAACGGTTGAGATGTCTGCAGCCTGTGCTTCAGCCAATGCTTCACGACCGGCAACAATTGCTCGGTAGTTGTTGGTAAATGTAACAGTACCTGTATCTGCTGCTGAAGTAACGTTAGTTGTTGTCAGAGCATAGGTAAATGTTGTTGTTGTTGGTACAGTTGCAATTGTATATGTACCATTAAGTGTTGTTGCAGTTACGCAAGCAACTGTTACGACCTGACCTACGCCAAGACCGTGAGCAACTGCTGTAGTAATTGTTGCAACGTTTGATGTCAACGCGCTGTTGGTGATAGTAGTACTTGTAGTAATACCTGTAGCCAACTTTAGACCGTTAAGGACACGTGGTGTCTCAACGATGAAAGCACCTTCAATGACGCCAACTGCACCAGCCACGAATGGAGTGCGGTCAACATACTTGGAAAGTTCTTGGAATCCACCTGTACCAGTTTCAGCACGAAGATCGGCTGACTGACGTGGGTGAAGGTATGCAGCATATAGTTCGCCCATACGAGGCAATGCCTTGTTTGTGCGTAGTGATACAACAGCGTTGCGGATATCTGCAACTGTCATTGTGTCTACTGGGAGAACTGCAGATGATGCAGTTGGAGTAGTTCCTGAAGGACCATTGGAGTAGATAACGCCAGTACCTGCGGACAGGACCTGACCTACTACATTGTCAATAGAATCTGCTGCGTTGTAAGCGATGATATCAGCAAGTGCTGAGTCAACATCGTTGAATGAAGTTAAGTTTAACTTCTTTGTTGTTGTTACTGCTGAACCGTATTCGTTCAAAGTAACGGTAACCTGTGATGGGTTACCTAGAGCAATGGAAGATACATCTGAAGTTTCTGTCAATGTTGAAGTAGCTTGCGCTAAATCTGAATAGATTGAGAATACAACTGATGATCCTGGCATTGCCTGTTGCACTGGCTTGACGTCAGCAAGATTACGCATAACAGGAATGGAGCGAAGCGCCATTCTAACATACTGGTCGTATGCTGCTTGTACGAGGTTGCTGATCGTCGAGCTAGAGGTGGGGGTACCTGTTGGAATTGCCACTTTGGTCTAGCCTTTCGTTAGGATCGGATATTAGAGTCCAGACAGCCTAATTAGTTCATCCAGTTCTTCTTTGCTATTTGTATTGAGTAGACGTTGCATAATGTCTGCGTTATGTTCTGGTGATGTACCAGAGTCTGCAGTATTTGTCATTCTCTTATACGAAGCAGCATCGGCTGGATTCACATTAGGTGATGCCTGGGTTTGGCCAGATTCATAACCGAATACATCGGCATAATCTTCTAGCCATTTAGACACGGACTCCTCAGTTGGGTCAATGTCCGATGGGATAAATGAAGCTATCTTCGGATTTATCCCGCGACTTGCGAGTGCATCCTTGATTGTTCTATCACGCTGGCCCTTGCTTAAAGAATCAAACTGTGAACGAAGTTCATTGAGTTCTTTATCTTTTTGCTTTGATGCCTTGCGTAGTTGTTTAACAAGGTCGTTGCCGGTGTCTTCTGTGAAGTCATCGTCATCCTCGTAGTCGTAATTGGACATTAGTCCTTCTCCCTATCAGTTGGTTTGATCGTTAGCCTCATATCCCATCGGGGAACAGGTATGGCTCTAACTCCTGGTATTGTTATCGCTCCACTAGGCCAGTCGTTCTAGTGGCAGGTTTATTATTTAGAAGCCGCCAGCTCTATCTCTGGCTAATGCTCCGCTACTCATTCCGCTTTGACCACCAAAGGTGGCCTTTTCTAGTCCAGTAATCTTTTGACGTGCAGTTTTTGCCTCTGCCGCTCCTGGTACTTGGAAGATTTCTTGTTCTGCAGTTGTCTGTGTATATGGATCTTGTCCATAGATAGATGCAAGTTGTGTACCACGCTGTAATCCACCTGCGATAGTTCCATAACCTTGCTGAGCACTAGCCTTGGTTACTCCATAACGTGCTAAGTATTCAGCATCAGTTACATTAGTAGTAAGTCCTAGTTGAACTGCTGATGAACCAACTTCTGCTGCAGTAATGCGACGCTTAATCTGGTCTAGTCCCTTGGTTGGGTCTAGTGCATATGCTAGTAAATCACCATTGGTGATATCTGGATAGAAGTTTTTAAGAGCGATACTTACTTCAGGGTTAGCATAAAGAATACGCTTTTGTGCTGTCATAACACGGTCTTCTAGTTCTACTGCAGATACGTCATTAGCAATAAAATTAGTAAAACCTTCTTGTACGCCTAAATCGCCACGCTTCCAATATGATTCTGGTAACCCAGCATTTCGCATAATGCTTTGATACTGGTCTTCAAGGCCAAGGTATTCAGCTTCACTAATTGCTTTAAGTCCTTTATTGACGCGTTGTTGGTTTGCAGAAAAGCGAGTCTGATATGCTTTTGACTCACGTAGTTTAAGAGTAAATTCTGCAGGAGATGAACCAGATTGAATAAGACCTTTAAGTGGTTCTACTAGAGAACCTAACCCATACTTAGAAAACTCTGCAAAAAGTAAATCATAAGCAGATTGACGAGATGCTGTATTAGTTGCATCTAATGCTTTTTTAGCAGCATCTGCATCGTTAATCATTTTCTGATAAGCAAGAAAAGTATTTTGATCTGTGAAGACAGTTCCGTCAGTTGCTTTCCAAGTATTAGTAGCACCACTAGCACCAGGTCCTGTACCACCCGTTGGTCCTGTACCACCCGTTGGTCCTGTACCACCCGTTGGTCCTGTACCGCCCGTTGGTCCTGTACCACCCGTTGGTCCTGTACCACCCGTTGGTCCTGTACCGCCCGTTGGTCCTGTACCAGTTGGCCCTGTTAGCCCTGGACCAGTTGGGCCTGTTGGACCTGTTGGTTCACCGCTTGATGATACTGCCCCAGTTTCAATTGCTGCTGTATTCGAGGCTGTTTGTTGTTCTGGTGTTAAAAGTTTACTATTGAT